AGCAGTGAACTCAGCGAGAGAGTTCTCTTTCTTCCAGATTGCTTCCATTGCGTCATCATCGTCCAAGAGTGCGCCTTGTGCGGCAAACTCAGAAGAATCATAGTTACGATAACCAGCAACGTTCTTTGCCTTCAGTTTGAAGTTAGCACCTTGCCAGAAGTCGAACGGATCGATTGCTTCCTCATCTTCAAACTCGGGTTGCATAGCAGCAGTGAGTTTGTCAAAGATCTTCTTGCCATACTTGTACAACATCACCTTACCTTCATTGGAAGGATTGGCAGGATCTTTTACAACGTAGATATTGCTGATGTAAGTCAATTTACGCTTCTGCTTACGTGCAGCATCTTTGCCTGCATCGGTGCCGTTGTTCCACAACAGTGAGTTATACTCAGATACAGGATCTTTCTGACCCAAACTAGTCAGAGAGTTTTCAATGTACCAACCACCAGGACCTTGGAAGGCGTGGGAGTACAGTTTCACGAAGGGAAGATCTTCACCATCAGGTGCAGGCAGGAAACGGATGACGGCATAACCATTGCCGCTCTTATCACACTCCAGTTTCCAGAGACGGTCATCAGAAGAACCGCCAGTATTATTCATTTTTTCGACTTCCTTGACCAGTTTTTGTGTCAGGGAGCCCAGTTTGGATTGCTTTTTAAGGTCTGCGAAAGACATTTAGATACCTCGGATAGGTTGGATGTTTTGGATTTGCTTAGATAGTATAACAAAGAATCCATCAGGCGTCAACGTGTTTTCTGAGTGCCTCGATGGTTGCATTCATACTACTGAATAGCATAGTCATATCAGTCTCAGGTGGGAAACCCATCATCGCGACTGATTTACGAAGATTCTCTTTCATTTCGACCGCTTTAGGATCGTCTGAAAGAGATAGTCTAGTATACATCACTCTTTGCTTTTCTAGCAAGTTTGTCAGTATACTAATATGTTCCAGTTGTTCTTCTTTGGACATCATACCAAAATCAAAGAGAGAACCATAGATTTTCTCTTGGAGATTATTAATTTCAGTTAGTTCTTCCTGAATAATTTCAGAGTCAAAAAATTCACCCATTTACTATTAACCGTAGAAGTTTTTTGTAATTGAATACATCTATATTTATGAAAGGACTATATTTTTTCAATTTCAAACTGACGGTTTCCCATACTGGATCAGTTAATTTTTTATCGAAATTTTTTGAAAAATGAAAGATTTTTTCGTAGATCACGAAATTTTCTAGAGACAATCTCCCGCTTAAGTATCTTTTCAGAAGAATGGGGTGTCCTTTGGAACAATCGAATAGTTTCTCGAATTCGTTCTCCGAGAACAACTCGTTGCTTTGTTCTTTGAACAAGTAAGTCGAACTCTGTTGTCGTTTTTTCCATTCGGCGTAAGTCCTTTCGCCAGAATTGATAATTTCTCCAATCCATAGATTTTGTGGGTTATCAGCAGCAGAAAAATTAGATACTAAAAAATTAACGACCTCTTCATCAGAATACTTACGAGAAGTCTTTTCAAACCAGTACTTATCCTTTCTCTTATTGAAAGAGGACACACTAGCACGAGTCTTAGCTCCGTATTTGAAGAAGTCGTATTTAGGATTTGTGAAATGATTTTTTAGTGACAAATAATGTTGATATGTTTCAAAGGGTGTCACGATCATAAAGGAAGTTTTGCTCTTGAAGTTCGTTTCATAAAGTTAAGACGTGTTGCGTCCCACTTAAGTTTCTCTTTTAGAGGTTTTGAAACGAGTTTGGTAATTGAGTCTACCTCAAGTTCATTGATTTCGCAATAGTGTACGATAGCATCAATGTAATTAAATTTTTCTTCGGAAGCAATTTTTTCAATCTCCAAAGCAAATTTGGAAGGAGTTAGAAATTTACTTTCGATTGCCTTCTCTAGTTCTTTATTAGGTTCCATAGAGCTCCAGTTTATCTCTAACAAACTTTCCAATGTACTCGGTAAGAAGTTTGATGTACTTTGATTTGTCTCTTTCTTCATAGACGACGCATTCTCCATTTTCACAAGCCATAATAATTACAAGTTTTTGGACTGATATTCCAGTCAGTTCATACAGCATACAACCATATGCCATGCACTGTACAAAATAATGATCGATCCATTCCCGTGGTTTGGGTTTGGCAGATGTTTTGAAGTCGATTATAGCTAACTCGCCGTCGTATTCAGCGATACAATCTACAGTCCCTGCTACGCCTAATTGTTTGCTGTACAGAGACCCTTCAAGGGCGTAAATATTATTTATAAGATTTAGTTTTTCTTTACAGATATTAAAAAGAAATTTAGAAATAGGAGGAACATCTGGTAGTTGTTCATTTTTTATGAAGTATTCAACCAATGTATGCATATCTGTACCACGTCTTGTAGAACGTTTAGTGATACGATCTGCTTCCTCATTACCAACTCTTTTACGCCATTTGACAAAGATTTCCTTATTGAAATGACTGGTCACCGAAGTAATGGAGACCAGTCTAAGGAGTTCTTCTTCATCAGGCACTTTATAATAACGGACCCCATCAATAGTTTCTCTTTCTAGAGATGGAAGATCCACATCAACGTGATTGAACATTAAAATCCAGATTCCATTTTTGCGATAATGTATTCTTTGACAAGTCCAGAACGAACAATGTCATCTACATCAAATTCAATTATATCAAATGATTGCATTTTACGCAAGATGTTCATAAAATCAACAATACCATTTCTCTCATTTGCCTTATTTAAATCAGACTGACGAGAGTCACCACAGAAACAAATCCTAGTATTTTCACCAACACGAGTGATAATACTATCAAGTTCGTGGAAGTTTAGATTTTGAAACTCATCTACAATAACAATAGCATTATCAAGAGTGGTTCCACGTAAGAATGAAGTGGACCAGAACTTGATCGATTCCTGAGACTTTAGGTTACCATACAACATCTCAAAGTCAGCATCACTAGGCATTTGGAACATATACTTGACCATATTCTTATAAGGAATCTGGTAAATATCTGCCTTATCTTCATGAGATCCAGGAAGAAAACCAATCTCTCTAGTAGCAACAAGAGAACGTACAAGGTAGATACGCTCATACGGTGTATTCTCATCTAAAACATCACGAAGTGCGTTGTAGAGGGTTATAAAGGTCTTTCCTGTACCTGCACATCCATATGCAATAATATGCTTGCCTTCATTATAAGAATCAAATAGTCGTTTTTGATTATCCGATAAAGGATCAATATCAACCAAATATTCTCGACTAAGTGGTTTTTTCCGCTTCATCTGCTTGGTTGTAAGACCAACTCCAATGGGTTGTTCTGCAGATGCTCTCTTTCTTCTAGGCATACTAAATCCTTCTTACTCTTGAACCAGGTGCTTTCGATGCTTTGCCAAGTACATCATTCCATCCAGGATTTCTAGCAACTAATTTATCTTTCCACTCACCCACTTCCTGTGCAGAGGCACATCCTTTACTCCAATCTTTATCCCAATCAGGATTGTCCTTGCGCCATTGCTCATAATTTGCAATGGTCATATTCAACTCTTTTTCTTCCCCAGTTTTGCTGTTCTTTACAGGATATGATGGCATAGTATTAACTCCAAGGTATTTTATTTAGATCCACTCAAGTGCTTCTGCACAGGTGGGAAATTGTTCAATAAAGATCTTTTTACAACCTTCTGCAAGATCCATATGCTCTTTCTGAGTACCGTTAGCAGTTCTCAGATTTATGTAATGGATCCACGACCTACATGAGCCCGACATATAGATTTTGGTGGGTGTGGCGAGTGGGAGCACAAAACGAGCACACTCTTTTGCAATCGATGCATCAAGCATCTCTTTGTATAGTTTCATTCCTTCTTCAAAATGTTTTTGCATTTTGATTTGGAATTCTTGATGAGTAAACGCATCAATATCATCAATAGAATTCTGACGATTCTTAGTGTCTTGTCTCCGAAGTTCTGGAAGAGGAATTGTATCCGCAAGCATAGAACTATCAGCATACCGTTGAGAAAATTCTTGATATGTGAAAGATCTATGGCGGAGCACTTGAGCTGCCACACCTCTAGTAGTTTCCAATTCAAGAGTCATAAATGCCTGCTCAAACACTGACCAGTGGTTGTGCTTGATGCAGTATCCTAGCAATTTTGCATAATTTGGATTCTCTTGATTGTTAGGGTTTGACACACGAGCAACGTATGCCATCATTTTCTCCGCATCGGGAGTTACACTAATCAGTTTTACACTCATTTAAATCCTTTTGATACTTTTTTCTCTAATACTGCCAATTCTTCCTCAAGATCTCGCAGTTGTTTCTTCATCTCAATCAGTTTTTCTTCTGTATAAAGATGCTCTTGCTTCACTAGTCTGCGAAGCAGTTTCATATACTTTCTTGCCCTATCAGTCGGGATACCCATCGTCATCGTTAAAAACCTCGTCGTAATCGCCGTAATGTGCAGGATCATCGAAATTCTCTCGCTTATCTGTATAAGCATTCGGATCCGAATACACCTCTGCCTTTAACCCATCAACCAAGAGTTCCAAGTTACGGACGATGAGTTTCAATCGTTCTTTGTCCATAATAGTGTGTACACTGCAAGTATTATAGCACAAAAAAAGGGGGAGGTTTCCCCCCCCCGATTTTAAATTAATTTGCTAGTAGAATTTTACAAATTCTTTTACATGTTCCTTGGTCCTCTTCGCATTCGATTAAACAATCAAAGTAGTCATTTACTAAATCTAGTTCTTCGTTAGACTTAGAAAGTGCATTTTCAATATGCACCCATTCTGCCAATTGATTACGGGAAATGCGATTATGCATTTTCACCTCCATAGATTTTAATACCATAAGAAGGAATTACTTCATAGGCTAGCCTTAATTCTATACTATGTAGACTACTTTGTGTTAATTCACTAACATTTGTTAATTCGTTACTTAAAGACAAAAAAAGAGAGGGTTTATAACCCTCTCTGTAATGTAAGTTAATGAATCACTTAGTATAAGTACGACCACGATAGCAGAATGTACCGTGCGACTCTTTACTTTCTACACAACGAGTATCATACTCAACACCACGATATGAGGTGTGGGTAATCTGTGCGTTGTGAAGTGCAGATGCTTTGTTGATCTGCTGTTTTACCATTTGAAGGGTGTTCATTGTAGTTACTCCTAAAGTAGTTGGATTTTTAGGTCCGTTCCTTTAGTCGTTTGCGTCCCATGGATAGCAATCAGGTGTAGATTCCTTTACGGCTTCTATTAGTTCAATCTTAACTTGGTTGTCAAGATTTTTATTATTCCTCATCCGAAACATAATAGCATCGGCATCAGAACAACTGAGTGATGAATATAAAAGTAATTCAATCATGGGATGAACGGCTCCGTTCCGCGACTTACTTGCGTCCCACTCAAGAGTGGGATGAACGTCAGGTCTTATTATAGACCTTATGCATTATTTAGTCAAGTGTCTCAGTATCAACACAAACATTTTATTTAAAATCCTCACAGACAAAAAAATTGCCGGAAAAATTTACCGACAATTTTGAAATTATTTTTTCTTTTTGATTTTAGGGGGCGGTGCTCCCCATAACTTAGGATTATGTGTGCCCAGACCGTAATCAATACCCTTCAACCCATCACGAAACTTATCCCAGTACATATTAAAAATACTTACTGCTTTTGCACCTCGTGTAAGATCATATCGCACTTGACCATCAACAGTATATGTAACAATATTAGCGTCATTTGGGCAATCCTTTGTTCTCACTTGCTCCAAAGTACCATTATCAATCATAATTTCCACCCCATACTTTTTTTTGGAGTTTTCTTTTTCTGATTGTGTCCAAGAATTCATAGGTTTCTTTTCGTTATCGTTATCGGTATCTGTTGACACCTCTGTGAGTTCCTTTATCATTATGAGCGATTTCCCCAATTAATATCAGGATATGCTTCAGATACAATGTCTTTTGGAATCTTATATTTTGTTTCAAGTTGTTTATCTTTGATTAGACAAACAATCTGTGCTTCCAATGGATGAAGACCAGAGAGAATATTAATAAACATAGTTTCTCTACGAAGGTTACTTAAACCATCGTTGCCACCTTTTACAAAATTATAAAACTTTTGATATTCTTTTCTGAGTGAGGTTTGACCTTGATCCTGAGACCCAAGAGATTTGGATCCAAGTTCACCCATTTTAGATACAGCATCATCAATCTTTTCAGTGAGAGTTCCACGAAACCCATCTTCACCATCAAGTGCTGCATAAGGAACATCACCTGGAGGTAATACAGATTGAACTGTATCATCAAAGTTCCAAATAAAAATTGTTTTTAAGGATGGATGTGCATATTTTTGAAGCACTTCCACTTTCTTTGCTTTACTGCGTTGTTTTCCACAGAGTTCAAAGATCTCAAAAATAAATGGATTTGCTGGAAGATTGGGAATGGATTGTGGTTCCTTCACAACTTTCAGTGTTGCGGGTTTTCTAGTCCTCGCTGTCGTCGTTTTCTTCGCTGTCGTCATGATAGTTTTCAAAATTAAATGCAATTACCTCATCAGGAATCAAGTTTCCTTGATTATCAAACATTTCGGGGTGAGGTCTAGGTACTTCCCGATAGTTCATCATATATTCTCTAGCAGTCCAACCTCCAATTAGTCCCACTAAAAGAAACAAGATGGTTAAGAATGAACCTAAGACTAAACTTACTGCTAACATTTTTCTTACCTCTGGGAACTAATTTTTCTTCCTTGC